CCAATGGGTTCATTAAATATTGGAGACTCAGTTATTGGAAGTGATGGGCTGCCTGCTGAAATCATAGATATATTTCCTCAAGGAGTTAAATCTAATTATAGGTTAACGTTTGACGATGGTAGCACAACTGAATGCTGTAAAGAACATTTATGGAAATATCATTCAGCAAAACAACGACATAGAAAAAGCAAAGACTGGAGAGTTAATAATCTTGAATTTATAAAAGACAAGTATTATAAAACTGATAATGCTGATGTAAGAATTAGTATACCAGTTGTTGAACCTATTGAATTTAAAGAAAATAGTCATATGATCAAACCATACAGTATGGGTGCATTGTTAGGTGATGGATGCCTTAGACATGAGTGCAGTTTAACGTCTAATGATTCTGAGATAAGTAATAGAGTTATTAAAGAGATGGATTTTTGTAAGGTAACAATCAATGATAAACAGGGTACTACTGCTAAGAATTATAGATTTGTATCTGACAAGGTTGGTATATACTCTAAAGTATTAAATGAACTTAGAAGGCTTAAATTATTTGAAACTGGTTCTCATACAAAGTTTATTCCAAAAGAATATCTTTTTGATTCAGTTGCGAACAGGGTAGAATTATTGCGTGGGTTAATGGATACGGATGGTAGTATATACGGATATAGGTTAATGGAGTATTGTACTGTTAGTAAACAACTAAAAGATGATATTATTTTTTTAGTGCATAGTTTGGGCGGTAAAGTAGTGCTCAAAGTAAGGCATAATTCATACGGAGAGTTTTATGGATTAATGATTAAACATAATGAAATCAATCCCTTTTATTTAAGTAGGAAAGCGGATAAATGGTATCCAATAAAATATAGTAAAGAAAGGATACTTAGAAATATTGAACCGATTGGGGAAACAGAGATGCAATGTATATTAGTTAATAACAAAGACCACACTTATTTAACTGATAATTGTATAGTTACTCACAACAGCATGGCTGTAGGTGTAATGGCTTTATGGGCTGCTAAGGAAAATATATTCCCTGCTGGGTTAGCCAAAAAAACTCACGTAGGCATTATATCAGCAACAGAAGAACAAAGTAAGAAGTTAATGGCTGAGATTAAAAGAATTATGGTAATTGGTGACCAGCACGTTGAGAGGATTACTAAAGGGAAAATTAAGAAATATTTTACTGGTAGTTTAGACAGAAGTCAAAATGCTAGTAATAACAAAACAACTATTACATTTAATAACGGTAACCAGGTTGTATGTTTACCTCCTACCAATAGAGTAAGAGGATACTCGTTCAGTTACGTTATTGTAGATGAAGCTGCGTTCGTTGAAGACAATGATATATTCTTTGATTCTATTGAACCAACAGTAGCACAGACAAACGGTACTATTATTTTAACAAGTACACCTAATGGTCAGTGTTACGATGATCAAACAGAAGTATATACTGAACATGGTTGGAAGTATTTCAAGGATGTTAAAGAGAAAGAAAGAGTATATTCTCGTAATCCTAAGACTGGTGGGGCTGAGTTAGTATTACCACAACGGAAAATAGCTGAACCTTATTCTGGTGATATGTATAAAGTTAAGTCTAACAATATAGATTTAATGGTAACTCCTAATCATAGAATGATAGGATATAACCAGAAGTCTAAACAAAGAACAGTTATCACAGCAGAGAAATTGTTTAAAAAGAAGACTGATTTCTGGGTTGACAAAGAGTTTAATAATGAATGGAGATACCTAAATAATATTGTTGTGCCAGAATTTACGCATAATGCAGGAAAGGGTTCTCACACTGAGCCTATAAGGGTTATAACAAAAATGAACTTATTTTATAAATGGTTAGGGTATCATTTATCAGATGGACACGTTGTTGTAAATAGAGTAGAGTTCACTCAAAATAAGAATGACTTTTTAACTGAATATATTGAATTATGTAAAGAGTTGTTCCCGTGGATTAATGTTAAAGTTAAAAAACATTACGATGCTTTTAGAGTTGTTTTAAATAATAAACAATTATATTTGTTTATGAAAAACTTTAAAAAAGATGGTATCCCAAATGATATGCTATATGTTCAAACAGAATTATTGCAACAGTTATGGCAAGGATTATGGAATGGAGATGGATCTAGGTCAGAAAATCGCCCAAGAATTTATAATGATATAAAATACCCAAAGTTAAATGATAGTATATGGTACACTGCTCAAAGAGTTAGTGGGAGTGCTAAGATAAGCAAGTATCCTCACGCTGGACTTTGTCATATAACCAAGTCTAAGTTTAGTAGAGCTAAAATCAAAACATACAGTGATCAAGTAGAAAAAGTTCATTATGATGGAATGATTTATTGTTTAACAGTTAAGTATGGAGAATTATATGTTAGAAGAAATGGTAGAACATTATGGTGTGGTAATTCAGGATTTTACTACGATATCTTTGATCCTGATGATAAATACGATACGCATGAGTACGACAGGTTCTGGTTACATTACAAACGAATTGGGAATAAAGATATGCAAGATGCTATTGAAGCTAAGAAGGTATTGTATTACGCAACAGGGAAAGAAAGACACTTCCAACAAGAATACGATGCTCTGTTTACTACACAAGTCTCAGCGTTCTTTGAAAGTAAAGATGTTGATTCTATGTTTAAAGATGATTTAATAAAACAAACAACTTATTCAGGACAATGTGATTTAAGTGTTGATTTCGGAATGGTTAATAGTCATACCGTAATAACTGTTAGTAAGTTAAACAAAGATGATAAAATAGAAAGGTTATATCATTACAGGTATCCATTTAACAGTGATGATAAATTAATGGAAGATATTGAAGGGTTAATGCAGCGATTCAATGTTCAAAGAGTTATCCCAGATAATTGCGCTGAGGGTTTTTATATAATTCAACAGATGGAAGAGAAAGGATGGAACGTTAAGCCTATGAGTTTCAAGAGAGATAAGGTTGCTAAATATGTGGCTTTACGTAGTTGGTTAAGACAAGGCAAGGTTTTAAGTTATAAAGATAAAGTGCTTGAGCAAGAAATGAAGAACTTGCAAGAAGAAGAAACTCCAAGAAGTACAAAGATATGTAAACCTTATGGTGGTACTGACGATATGATAGATTCATTTGTTATGTCTTGTTATTTCTTCCTTGAACCAAAAGCTACAGGATTAAAAGTATATGACCTAGGTGGTGACTAATGAAGATGGTTAGGTTTTATAGGAAAGGTCAGAGGTTACCTTATACTGTATCTGAAAAATATTATAAGCAATTACAAAAAGATGGTAGAGAATTTATTGATAATGCTAATTACGCAATGGTTCTTGAGAGTGATGAAGAAGAAAAGAGTTGGTTTTTTGATAGTTTACGAAGGGTTTATGAGAATCCTAAGTATTATCTTGATAACTTAGACTCCTGCATGACATTCAGAGTTAGCATTGGAAAAATATTCCCAAACAAGATAAAATCCAAGAAATCAGACAAATACATTGATTAAAACCGAAACCTTTATAAAGAATGACGTACAATAAGTATATTTGAATTCGGAACAGGTAATATTACAAATGGCAAATAAAAAGAACGCAATATCTAAAGCAAGTCGTGGATATATTAAAGATTATTATAATACCACCACTAACAAAAATACTAATTCGGTGGCACAATTTGGGTTAACACCTGTGTTCGATAGAAACAAAGCATTAGAAGCGATTAGGAAAGACTCAACTGTTATGAGTGCAATTACAACACTTGTTGATAAAAGCATAGAGAACGGTTACAGGATTAAGAAGGCTGATGGTAAAAGTAATGATAAAGCTTTTAAAAAGAAACTTAAAGATTTAAAGTTTGATATCTTACTTAGACAAATATTTTATAACCTGTACGCTTACAACAATGCTTTCATAGAAATAGTTAATGACGGATCTGGGAATGTAAAAGAGTTACACATTCTTGACACCACAATGACTGAACCAATAGCTACTCCTCATGGAAAGGTTACTGCTTATATTCAAAATGTTACTGGAGAAAAACCTATTACATGGAGTCCAGATAAAATTACTCATATCCCTGTTACAAAACTAACAACTAGTATTTGGGGAGAGTTAGACATTGAAACCATATATTCTAAAGTACTTATTAAACAATACATAGATGCTTATCTTGGTTGGTTATTTGGAACTAATCAATTCAAAGGATTCTATAATATCAAAGATGCAACATCTGTTCAAATTAAGGATTTCATTTCTCATATAAAGAAATCAGAAACAAATATTAATTTACCTATTGTGGCTGAAGGAGATATTACTTATCAAATATTAAGAGATTTTTCTGACGGTGAAACTATACTGAAAGTTAAAGAGTCATGCGATACTGATATATTAACTTTATTCCAAGTACCTCCTGTTCTTATGGGAAAACCTGGAGACAGTAACAGAAGCAATTCTGATTCACAAGAAGGCAGTTTAGCTACTAGAGTTGGTAGTATTCACAAACTGGTACAAGATTATCTTTATTTTGATTTGTTTCCTAAAATAGGATTCAATAAGAACGAAATAGAATTTAATCCAATAGTAAAATCTAGTATGTCAAAGATGCTAGAGAATGCTGAGAGAATGATTAACATGGGATTCGAACCTGCTAAAGTAGAATTATATTTGAAAGGTGAAGGGTTTCCTGTAACTGGTAAACTATTTAAACCTAAAGAAGAGTTAGAAGAAAAATCCAAGAGTAAAAGTATGGATATGTATCCTAGTAGAAAAGGTAAAGAAGAAGGTGTTGCTAATGAAAAGATTGGTGTAGGTTCTGAAAGTACAACTAGAGATGACCAAATTCATAAAGCTTACGACACAACTTATGAAGATGAATCAATTATAATCAGAGAGGTTAAAAATGCCTTATAAAAGTAATAAAGAGTTACCTGCTGAAATAAAAAAGTTACCTAACAAAGCACAAGATATGTTTAGAGAATCATTTAATTCGTCAATTAAGAGAGTTAGTGAAGATGTGGCATTTAAAGTTGCTTGGGCTGTTGTTAAAAAGAGATTCAAGAAAGTTAATGGTTCTTGGGTTTCTAAAAGTATGGGTATAACCTTATTCTCATTTAATCTTGAAAACACAGAGAATAGTTTTGTTACTAAAGGAAGTGATGGAGAATTTTACTGGCAAGGTACACTCAGTGATACTTTAGCTGATGGAGATGGTAACTCATTTTCATTAGATGCATTAACTGATTTTGCTTCACAAATCAACGAGTTTGGTATTGCTGGATTCATTGAACATGATGACTGGAAAGAGTTTCTTATGGAGAACGGGCATCTTGATGAACAGGCTTTTATATCTAAAGCAAGAAGTTCAAGAAATGGTATACTAAAAACTGTTAAAGCAATTATTCAAGATGGTAAACTTATGATTAAAGCTTTGATAGATAAAAGATACATTAATAAAATTAAACAATTCACAAAGGTTTCTATTGAAGCCTTAGTTCCTCCTCAGTTCAGAAAAGGGAAAGTATATACTGGTGGTACTCCGCTAGGGTTCGCTCTAACAAAGACTCCAGTTAACCCTAGAGCTAAGGGGCAGATTAAATACGAATAGAAAGATGACATTACCAAGTGTGTTAATAGTAACACCTATTTATGATAAGAAGGATTATTGTTTAGATAAACATGTAGCTCATGTTAATGCTATTAATTATCCTAACTGTAAACAGATATTTATTGATAACACGGAAGGGTCAGATTATACTAATAAACTTAAAAGTAAAGGGTTAGAAGTTTATCATGTTAATAGAGGAAATAATTCCAGAGAAGCTATTTGTAATAGTATGAATTATGCAAGAGAGTATATGCTTGAACATAAGTTTAGTTATATGTTAACAATAGAAAGTGACTTATTTCCTGACCCAGAATTAATCAACAGATTGCTATCTCATAATAAAAGTGTGGTGGGGAGTTATTATTTGTTGGGATTTAAACAGGATACAATTAAAATACAAAATGAAGTTCGAGCTTATCACAATAAAGAGATTACAGAACAAGAATACAAGAATAACGTTAAAGGATTAAATCCAGAGATACCTTGTTTATTCATAATAGAAAATACAAATCAAGTGTTTCAAAAAACAAGAATACTTAATATAACAGAAGGTCTGGCTGTTTTTAATACTGGACTAAGAAAAATACATGGTTGTGGATTAGGAGCGACTATGGTAAAACAAGATATTATACAGCGATTCCCTTTTTGGTGCGACGATAGGTTTAGTAATAAACACCACGATGTTTATTTTTATATGGATTTACATAATGCTGGTATTCCAGTGTACGTAGATACAAGTATACTTATTCCTCATCAACCGAGTAAATGGGAAGATGTAAAAGATATGTAGGTGAATAGAATGAATATGGAAGAACAATTAAAGAAAGTAAAACATTACGAAACAGTTAGTGTGGAAAGAGATATTGAAACTAAGCAAGCGGAGATAAAAGCCCTAGAAACAGCTATCAAGGATGGAAGGGCTTTACTTAGAATTAATAAACAAAAAAACAAAGCAACTAAATTAGTACAAGACTTTGTTATTAAACATTATACAAAAATTCCTGAAAAGTGTGAATTTACTTGGGAAACTAAACCTGAATACTGGGAACTTAATAAGCAATTACAATTAACAATGAATAAAGAATCAGCTCTTAAGGAAAAAATGGAACTTGCTAATATCAAAAGTGCATTAGAAACCAACAAAGCTAATCTTGAAATAGCTAAAACTGCACTTAAAATAACAAAAGAAAGTTTAAAAGAAAAGAATGAGGTTACACAATGAGTGAGCCAACAACAGAAACTACTGCATCTGTATCAGATAAAGAAATTAAAGATATAGAAACTAAAATCGTTAAAGAAGAAAACGATAAACTGGCTAAGGTCAGAGAAGAAGCCATGGCAGAAGCAAGAAAAGAACTTGCTAAGGAGATGGAATTCAAAAAATTACAAGAAGAAAAAGCCTTGCTTGAAGCCACGATTGCTTCACAAACAGCTGAGAGAAAAAAAATGTCTGAAGCCTTTAAAAAGAAGGAATCAGAATATAAAGCTCAGATGGGGGATTCTAAAGGTAATGTTCATACTCAAAATCCTTTTGGGGATTCATCAATAACGAATACTAAGTTCGATGCAAACAACCTGACACAGGAACAAATAAGAGATATAGACGAAGCTTCAGGAAATGCTTGGTTTGAATCGCAAGGTATTGGTTCTGATTGGAAACCTAGAAGATAGAGAAATAACATTTAGAGGAAACTAAAATGGATACAAGAAGTTTTATTGCAAAAGCTTATGACGCAAACGCTTTTACTACTGCTCAAACATCAGCTGGTTATATTAACCCTGAAAAGTGGAACAAGGAAGTATTAATGGCGCTTGAAAACTCATTAGTTGTTGCTAATTTAGGAAAAAAATATGACGACCTTTTAAATAAGGACGGAGACACTTTAAACATTACTGTGGGCGTTACACCAACTGCTGCTGCTGATGTTGCAGAATCTACTGCTGTAGGTATTTCTGCTTATCAAAAAACACAAGTTGTTTTTACACCAACTGAAAGAGGAAGTGCTTATCAGTTAACTAACAAAGAAAAAGATAGATCATTTATCAACTTAATGTCTGATATGACAAGTGAACTTGGATACGCATTGGCTGTTAAAAAGGACTCATTATGTATTAGTGTTACAACTGCTGGAGCAGGTAATGCTGTTGTTGCTAATAACGTTGCTTCATCTGCTATCGCTTCATCTGATGTTATAGATTACGATGACATTGTTAACGCTATGATTGCTATTAAACAAGACCACTTAAAAGCTAAATATTTAGTTGTTGGTGATGAACAGTACGGAGATTTACTTAAATTAGAAGCTTTCAGAGATGCATCTAAATTTGGCGACAGAGTTGCTAAGTCAGGATTTATTGGTATGATTGCAGGATTAGAAGTAATTAGTACTGATCAAATAGTTGGTTCATCTAATTCTATTAAAGCATTAATGTTCGGTGTAGACAAAAGAGGAGTACCTTCTTTCGGAATAGCACAAAAAAGAAATCCTTATATGGAGACTGAGTACCACGCATTAGAAAGATATACTGATATTGTAGCTGTTGAAGATTACGATGTTAAAGTATTGAGAGCTAATGGTATTTGTACTATTGAGTCTTACTCAGCTATTTAAGTAGCTAAATTTTTTTATAGGGGAATTATCCCCTTTTTTCTTTCTATTTTTCTTTCAAAACCGAAACCTTTATAAAGCACCACGTACAATAAGTATATTTAGATAATAAATCATAGAGGTATCAAATATGACTATACTACAAGTACAAGAAATTCTAAGGAGATGTTATGATCCAAGCACTGGAGCATTACGAATTAACGAGAATTCAGCAGTTGCTAGTTACACTGCCGAAGAAGAACAAGCAATTATGAATAAGATTTTTGACGAAGAGACTAATACATTAAGAGTGATATTATAATGGTAAATTCAAGAATATATTCAATACAAGAAATTTGGAATAGAGTATATAATCCTACTTATAAAAGTATTAATGTAACTGGATATATTCCGAATATTGATGAAGCTTTACAAGCAACTGTTATGGGTGAAATAGTTTATAACGAAACATCAGGTTATTTTGAATTTGAAGATAAAGTTGGTAAAATAAACAAGACTCCTTTGAACGGTAATATTTATGATTTTGACGGGACTGATGATTATGTAGATTTAGGCAGTGACCATTTGTTAATGCCTAATGGTTCTACTGATAAGTTTACTTTGAAATTAAAGTTTAAATCAGATAATGTTTCTCCTTTGTCAGCTATTATTGGCAAGTATAATACTGGTGATAATAAAAGAGAGTGGTTATTGTGGATAATTGGTTCAAAAGTTTCTTTTATTATGGCTAATGCAGATGATTATTCTGATAGGATTGGAAAGGTAAGTAATAATAATATTGTAGCAGGGGAATGGTATGATGTTGAAATTCGTTATGATGGTAGTAAAACCGAAGCAGGAATAACTTTTTTGCTTAACGGAGTGGAACAAACAGCAAGTGATTCTGCTGGGACGTATTCTGGATTAACTCAAAATAATGCCAATATAATAATTGGTGGGTATTTTAATTCTAGCACTTTTGAAAGAGGTTTCGACGGAATGATTAGTAATGTTCAATTTTTTAATGCTGATAAGAAACTGATTCATTCTTGGCATTGTGATGAAACAGGTGGAACTACTTGTTATGATAGCATAAAGGAATGGGAAAGTGATAATAATATCATTGGTAGCATTAATAGGACATTCAGCGAAGACTGTAACAGTTATCAAGAGTTTAATAGTGTTTATCCTACTGATGGATGGAGGGAAGCATCCAACCCATATGAATTAAGAGTAAGTAATAATATTGTAACAATAAATCAACCATCAGGTACTGCAGGAATAAGATATACTAAAGCATTGGATATAGGTAAAATAAACAAATTAACTTTAAATGTGTCTGATGTTTCAGGTAATGTATTAATTAATACTTATACAAATTCATACGTTTTGTTAGATACTATTACACAAACAGGAATACAGACATTTGACTTAGATGTTCCAAGTGATTCAAATGGAACAATTTATATAAGATGTGCAAATGGTCACATAAGTATAGATGCCTCAAATGTTGACATATCTATCCAAGAAGTTCACGAACCAGTTAATGGAACAATAGAAAATATTACTCCTAGTGCTTTCTTCGCAAAAAATATTAATGTTAAAAGTTATCAGAACGAGATAGGATATAGTGGTAATA